AGAATGCTAGTCAAACTCAGGTTAAATTCTATGATTATCGGATTGTAATTGTTGCTTATGACTGGTATGGTACTCCTCAAGATATTAATAATGTTGGTAAGATCAATGAGTTGTATACTAAGTTGTATTTCAAAGATGCATAAACCCGTAAGAAACGGATTGTAATAATAAAAGGCTGAGGAGCGCGGGAGCGCGACGATGCCGTCGAAGCGCGGAGCCGCGCCGAAGGCGCTGGCGAGGAGCACGCAACCGAAGGTGCGGGCGTGGATACTATATAAGGAGACCCATCCGGTAGGCTATGGGCGACAAACCTTGCTTTGGAGCGGAGTCGGACGAGGAGTTGGAGTTAACTTATAACTCCAACGACGGACAAACGGACGGACGGACAAGGACGGACTTGGACGGCTTAAGTTCAGATCAGGTTTCCGGGCCCCTTGGACCTCAAGAGTATATAAGCATTAGGATAACACAGAAGCATGGCAATCTCGATACCATCCTTTCAGATATCTTGTTTGATGTGGACGACTATTGTATCTATCCTCATTTTCTTCCGCAGCAGCATTTTCATATCTGCATCCCTGGAACCAACGATGGAAAGTATAGAAAGCGAGTTATGCGATATTGTGAGCAGTACGGAATCAAAGGAAACAAAGCCTATCAGCTCAAGCGATGGAACAATTATTGCCGTAAGTTCATGCATTATGGTTCTCATGAAGGTACTAAGCCTATATTTAAAGAAACTTCGTTCTGGGACGACATCAAGATCATCAAGCCATTCATCAAAGGAGGGGGACAGAAGCTCATAGAAGAATGTCCCGAACGTGCTAAGGATCGTAAACTTTATAATTCATGGCAGTTGACATTCAGTAATTTTGTTAATGTTGCCGTGGAACATCGTCGAAAGTTCAAACTCAAGACAGAGTCTCTCAAGGAAGTGATTCGACATCTTTGTCAGAATACAAAGTGGCGTGCTAGCCCATGTATGCGCAAGGGTGGAAACTTCGAGAGTTACCAGAAGGATTTCGAATTTTCTATTGGTGTTCGTAAGGAGTATGATATGTCCTGGTGGACTGAGAAAACGTATTAAAATGTCTTTTGACTATATAAGTGTGTCATTTTCCGGGGTACGATGCCCAAGCGATATCGTTCTCGTTCTCGTTCTGTAGATTTTTCTAGAGCTGTTAAGACTGCTCGTAAGACAGGTACTTTAAGTTCTATTAGTAGTGCTAGGAGAGCTAGGTCGTATTATAAGTTGAGACCTCGTACACTCACTAAGAAGGTCAATAGTTTGTATAAAATGATAGAGACTAAGCATTTCACATGGCGTACTAGTGCTAATGTAAATTTACCTCATAATGATGTGCTTATTGTACAACAACAGAGTGGTGGTAATTTGAATATTTTTAGGTCTGCTTTAGGAAATGATGACCCTATGGGTGTAGGTGGATCTCGTATTGGTGATAGTATTGCTGTGAAAGGTGTAATGGTTCGTGCGTTCTTTGAGAATGCATTGGAAAGGTCTAAGGTTCATTATAGAGTAATGTTGGTCAGGTGTGCTAAAGGTGATGCTCCTAATCGTGATAATCTTTTTACTAATGATAGTACAAATAAGATGATAGATCAGGTTAATAATGAGAGATTTACTATTGTGGCTCAGAAGATATTTAATATTCAGTCGAGTAATTCTGGACCGGCAAGTGGTGTTGCAGCTAATGGTGCTCCCTTGACTGCTGCTACTGGTTCTAATTGGTATGGTGGACAGGGTTCTCGTACCTTTAAGATGTGGATTCCTGGTTCTAAGTTTGGTAATAATGGAATAGTTAAATTTGAGAATGCTAGTCAAACTCAGGTTAAATTCTATGATTATCGGATTGTAATTGTTGCTTATGACTGGTATGGTACTCCTCAAGATATTAATAATGTTGGTAAGATCAATGAGTTGTATACTAAATTGTACTTCAAGGATGCATAAACCCGTAAGAAACAGATTGATGAAAAAAAAAAAGGACGGAGACGGAGCCGGGAGGCGTAGACGAGACGTCATGCGTAATGAGTCGAAGACGAATGGAGTATATAAGCAGAGGACAAATTAGGGTATGGCAGACAATAATTTCTCCGACCCGGCCCGAAGTGGTCAAACCTCTGATGACACTGAAGGACCGGTTGGGAAGGGAGACTACTTTATGTCTCCCGACCAACCGCCCAACCAACCAACCGACCCAACTGGTCAAACCTATATTGGCATGAGAGTCAAACTGGACCACAAGTATTTAAGGAAGCTTGAAGAACTTCTAGAAGATGCTCCCGATTACTGCATATATGAGCATAAGCGTGACACTAGTAACGAGCATTTTCATATCTGTTTGCCTGGTTCAATCGATGTCAACAGAATCGAAAAGTATAGAAAGCGAATTCGAACTAAGTTCGGAGGAGGTAACGGAGTTCTCAGCTGCAAAGGATATACGAACGGGTTGTCTAGTTTTGTTTTCTATTGTTCTCATGAAGGTACTCAAGCGAAGTATAAGGACCCTATGTGGGACGCCATCATCAAAGAGAGATTAGAAAAAGGTACATATGTTAAGCAACAGTATGGTCATGGTGATATTAAGCAATATTGTGCTCAGACTGATAATGATCAGAAGTCGTGGGCTAAGGATCGTGCTTGGGTTTTAACATATAGTAATGTTGTCAATGTTGCCCTTCGCTACCACTACAAATTCAAGACTGAGCCTACCCTGGTGTCTACCTTAAAGCATATGGTTCGACATTCTAAGTGGAGGCCTGCACGTGACCTTAATAAGAATGGTCTAGATTTACAACTGGTCCGTGACTTCGAGTACCAACTCGGACGTCGATCGGATCCAGATTATTCTTGGATACGGGTTTTCGGGCCTCAATAGTATATAAGTAAACGTATTTTTTTCACTTATGCCTGGGTATAAGCGTTCGCGATCACGTTCGGTAGATTTTTCTAGAGCTGTTAAGACTGCACGTAAGACTGGTACTATGGGTCCTGTTAGTAGAGCTAGGCGTGCTAGGTCATATTATAAGTTGAGACCTCGTACACTCACTAAGAAGGTCAATAGTTTGTATAAAATGATAGAGACTAAGCATTTCACATGGCGTACTAGTGCTAATGTAAATTTACCTCATAATGATGTGCTTATTGTACAACAACAGAGTGGTGGTGATTTGAATATTTTTAGGTCTGCCAATAGTACTGATGACCCTATGGGTGTAGGTGGATCTCGTATTGGTGACAGTATTGCTGTTAGAGGTGTAATGATTCGAGCGTTCTTTGAGAATGCTTTAGAGCGATCTAAAGTTCATTATAGAGTTATGTTAGTCAGATGTGCTAAGGGTGATACTCCTAATCGTGCTAATCTTTTTACTAGTGATAGTACTAATAAGATGATAGATCAGGTTAATAATGAGAGATTTACTATTGTGGCTCAGAAGATATTTAACATTCAATCTAGTAATTCTGGATCTGCTACTTCAGTTAGTGCTGCTGGTGTTCCTTTGACTGGTCCTACTAGTACTACATGGAATGCTGGACAGGGTACTCGTACGTTTAAAATGTGGATTCCCGGTTATAAATTTGGTAATAATGGATTGATTAAGTTTGAGAATGCTAGTCAGACTCAGGTTAAATTTTATGATTATCGGATTGTGGTAGTTGCTTATGACTGGTATGGTACTCCCCAAGATCTAAATAATGTGGGTAAAATTAATGAGTTATACACTAAGCTTTATTTTAAGGATGCTTAACCTTCTACCGTCTTGGCTCGGAGCGATAGCGACGTTCGCCACCTGTTATTCGCCGCCCGTTATAGATACCGAAATGTGGAGGCCGAAGGCCACCGTCACTTGGGTATTTAAGGACCCGGTGTTGGTCGTCAGGAGACTACTTTATGTCTCCTGACCAACAGACCAACCAACCAACAACCACCAACAAGTATTTAAGCGTGCGGATTACGGTCCCGCATGCGGATGTTGAACAGGTTGTTAAGCTTGTGTCTGATTATAATTATTGCATGTATATGCATAAGGCCGGTACTGTTAATGAGCACTTCCACGTGTGTATCCCCGACGGAAAGTCCGAGACTATCCGACTCCGACTCAAGCGAACTTGGCCAGATCGTGGAGGAAACAAGTTCTGCTCTGTCAAGTCCTTCACAAACGGTTTGCGTAGCTTCGTGTTTTATTGTCATCATGAAGGTGCTGATCCGGTATTTAAAGACGAAACGTGGAGATCCATTATCGACGAAGTTGTAAAAGATGGTGTATACAAGAAGCATGGCGTCGAAGAACAATCTGGAACAGTCAAGAAAGTTCGAGAACGTCTTAGTAATCCTCAACTCACTATGTCAAATCTACTCCGACAGTCCGTTAAGTATGCCCGTGCAAACGACACGGGAGCTCGTGATCTTGGAACAGTTCTTAAGAGGATGGTAAATGATGGCTGGGATCCTGATTATGGACTTATGTCAAAGGGTG